AGACTGTTGCCGTGGGTACGCACTTCACTGCGGAAGGTTGTCCATGCTTCTGGCATAGCAGTACCACCGTCTGCCGCTCTGATAACCATCCAGTCAGATGGTGAAAGCAACGAACCAACATTGGCTTTGATCTTTGCAATCAGGTCGGCCTTAAGATCATCGACATTCTTTTCTGTCGTGGCGTAGGAGATCACCCACTCGCCATCAGTAAAGGTGTAGGACTCCGCACCAGTGTTGTAGTACCGTGAGTCAGGTACTTCTACCCTAGCGGGAGCAATGCCGATACCAAGCAGTTCTGATTTCGACCATACTCTAAAAATATTGGCAGGGTGTTGTACGCCATCAACGGTCAAAGCGCGAGGCATTCTTATTGTTCCTATTGTTTCGCTATACCACATAAATTATTTCCTCATCGGGCATTGGCTGTCTTGAATGGTGATTCGGCAAAGGCTAAGTAGATGTAAACA